CCAGTTTGACATCGCGTACGGGTTTCCCGCGATCATGTCAGGTGCCTAGATGACGGCCGCAGTCGAATGGCGCAACCGCATTGTGGGCCACGGCGAAGAAGCGCCCGATCAGCTTCTGGCGAATCCCCGCAACTGGCGCATCCACCCGAAGGCCCAGCAAGACGCGCTCGCGGGCCTACTCGACAAGGTGGGCTGGGTCCAGGACGTGATCGTTAACCAGCGCACCGGCCACGTCATCGACGGTCACCTCCGCGTGAGCCTGGCGATCAGCCGTGAGGAGGCGAGCATCCCCGTCGTCTACGTTGACGTGTCGCCAGAGGAGGAGGCGCTGGTGCTGGCCTCGCTCGACCCGCTGGCGGCGATGGCTGTGACCGACGAGGAGATACTCGCGTCACTGCTTCAGGACGTGGTGGCCGAGGGCGCGTTGGCCGACATGCTGGATGGGCTGGTTAAGCGGCAGCCGAAGGATGGGCTGACCGACCCCGACGCCATCCCCGAGGCCGTCGAGCCCACCACGAAGATTGGCGACCTGTGGCTGCTCGGCGGGCACCGGCTGCTCTGCGGCGACAGCACGAAGGCCGAGGACGTGACGCGGCTGATGGATGGAGTGCAACCGGCTCTGATGGTGACCGACCCGCCTTATGGGATCAATATCGTGAAGGGGCTTAGCGCCATTGGTGGCGCTAAGCCGTTCGGCCGCGTGCGTCAACCCGGAGGCCATCCGAGCGGTGTTCTGAAGGGGAAGGTTGATGGGCCTGGCGTTGTCCAGCCGCGCATCTATGCGCCCGTTTATGGCGATGACAGGCCATTTGACCCGACCCCATTATTGAGGCTTGGGGCCAATCAAGTCATATTCGGCGGCATCTATTTCGGTCATAAGCTGCCCGAAGCGACAGCATGGCTCTGTTGGGATAAGGGTGTTGCTACTAATGCGACGTTCTCGGGCTTTGAGCTGGCGTGGACTTCATTCGAGGGCCGACATCGGATGTATCGGCATACCTGGAGCGGGATGGTGCGAAAGGGGCCGCGCAACGAAGAGCTGAGGGATCGGGTTCATCCGACGCAGAAGCCGGTCGGCCTATTCGCCGCGATCCTCGATGACTTCAGTGAGAACGATGACATCATCGTTGACCCCTTCCTCGGCTCCGGCACCACCCTGATCGCAGCCGAGCGTCAGGGCCGGCGCTGCTTTGCGATGGAGATTGCTGAAAACTATGTGGACGTCGCGGTCAAGCGCTGGGAGGAATACACCGGCCGGAAGGCGGTGCTCGATGGCTGAACGTGGACCGCTGCCAAAGCCCTACGCCCGGAGGCGGAACAAGCGCGCCGTCACTGGCAAGCACGTCCAGGTCGCGCGCCCCGTCATGCCCGCAGCGCTCTCGAAAGAGGCCAAGGCCGAGTGGCGCCGCGTTGTCCCGGAGCTGGAGGCGATGGGCTTGCTCGCGAAGGTCGATCGCGGCGTTCTCATCCGCTACTGCACCGTCTGGGCCGACTGGTGCATGGTCGACGTTAACCTCCAGAAGACCGGTCTGCTAATCAAAGGCCGGCGAGACGGCCTGGTTCGCAACCCGCTCTGGCTGCTGCGAAGCGACGCCGAGGCGATGCTGAACGAACTTGCAAAACAGCTCGGCCTGAGTCCGACTGCGCGTCTGCGGGCTGGCGTCGTGCATGATGTACCTGAAGCCGAAGACGACTCAGAGGAGATAGTGGCGATCAATGACTACCGCGTTCGCCTCGGTGCCCGTTAAGGGAGTCCGCATCGGCCCCGAAGGGCTGCCCGAGCACACGCTTGCCTGGCAGATATTCGGCTGGACGCGGAAGTATCTGCTGCAGCCGGACGGCCCTCATGCTGGCGAGCCCTGGAACTTCACGGACGAACAGGCGCACTTCGTCGCCTGGTGGTACGCCATCGACGCCCATGGTCGCTTCGTTTACCGCTCCGGGATGCTGCGGCGAATGAAAGGCTGGGGGAAAGACCCGGTCGGCGCCGCGCTCTGCTGCGTCGAGTTCGTCGGTCCCTGCCGCTGCGATCCCCGGTGGAAAGATGGCCCGCCGGTAGCTATCCCGCACTCGGCGGCGTGGGTTCAGACAGCGGCCGTGGCCATGGATCAGACGCGAAACACCATGACCGTCTTTCCGGGGATGCTCTCGCCGCGAGCGATAGACGAGTTCGGCATCGACCTCGGTAAGCAGATCATCTATGCCCATCGGGGCCGTTGCCGCATTGAGGCCGTGACCAGCTCGCCGCGGGCGCTGGAGGGCGGACGGGCAACCTTCATCCTGAAGAACGAAACCCACCACTGGCTGGCCTCGAATGAGGGGCTGGAGATGTCGGCCGTCATCGCGCGCAACGCCGCGAAGTCGAGGGATGGGTCCTCTCGGGTCCTGGCCATTTCTAACGCCCACAACCCAGGCGAGGGCTCCGACGCCGAACGCGACCATGACACCTGGCTCAAGATCGAGTCCGGTAAGAGCCGGGCGACGGGCTTCCTCTACGATAGCCTCGAAGCGCCGGCCGACACCGACCTGACTGATCGCGAGTCTCTACGTGCTGGCCTCCTCGCTGCTCGCGGCGACTCACTCTGGCTGGACGTGGACCGTCTCATCGAGGAGATATACGACCCCCGCACGCCGCCCAGCACCGCGCGCCGCTACTACCTCAACCAGATTATCGCTGCCGAGGATGCCTGGCTGGCGCCGCATGAGTGGGATCGCTGCGCCGCGCCCGAGAAGGTGGTGATGGCGAGGGAGATCATCACCCTCGGCTTCGACGGCTCGAAGAGCGAAGACAACACCGCCCTCATGGGCTGCCGCGTCTCGGACTCGCACCTGTTCCCGCTGGGCATCTGGGACCCGGCGGAGCACGGCGGCCTGGTCCCGGTCGACGAGGTCGACGCGGCGGCCGAGAAAGCCTTTGCCGATTACGACGTCGTCGGCGCCTACTGCGACCTCCAGTTCTGGGAGACCTACGTCGCCAAATGGCAGCAGGAGCACGGCGAGACGCTCTGCGTCCGCGCGACCGACCGGCGGCCGATGGAGTGGGACATGCGCGGCCACAAGCTCGAGACGACGAAGGCGGCCGAGGCGTACCACGACGCGATCTGCGAACGGGACCTGACGCACTCGAACGATCCCCGGGTCAACCAGCACCACTACAACGCCCGGCGCTGGCCGAACAACCACGGCGTCACGTTCCGCAAGGAGTCGCCGTTCAGCGCCCGGAAGGTCGACAGCGTGGCGGCGGCGATGCTGGCCCGGAAGGCGCGGCAAGACTACCTGGCGCTGCCGGAGGGCAAGAGGCGGCAGACCCCCGGCTTTCATGGCATCTACATTTCGGAGGACGAATGAAGCCGTGGCTCCGCGACTTGGCTCGCGACCTCCTGGCGCTGACGGGTGCCGGTTGCCTTGTCGTTGCCGCTGGCCTCGTGAGCATTCCCCTGGCGTTGGCGCTGGCCGGCGTCATCCTGATCACAGTAGCGGTTGCATCGAAAGCCGAGGGCGAACAAGGGGGTGAAAATGCACATGATCCTGAACTGTGACGGCGGCGATCCGGTCCGGCTGAATAGCGTCCCCCTGGTCCGGCGCACCCTCGACGCGCTCCCGCGAATGATCGAAATGACGAAGATGGCGCCGGCCTTCTCGGTGCGCTGGCGCGGCAACGTCCCGGAGAACGCCGGCGTCTCCGGCTTCGTCCTGATCGCTGAGAGCCACATCGCGATCCACACCTTCCCCGCGCGGCGTTTCGCGTGGGTCGACGTGTTCTCCTGCAAGGCGTTCGATGGCAACCTGGCCGAGCGCGTCATCCGGGCGACGTTCGGATTCCAGCAAATCTCGCGTGGCGACATTCCGCGCGACCTCGACTATCCCCCCTCCGTGAGTGGGGCGATTGAGGTCCTGCGGCGCGAGCGAGCGGAGGTAAAGTGATGGCCCTGATCGATTCGGGTGTTGACAGAATCCGGCGCTCGGGTGCGAACCCAGCGCACAAGGAGCAGGGCGCGGAATGGTCCTGGGGCTCGCGCTCTCTCACCGGCGCGGTGGTGAACGACGCGGCCGCGCTGTCCCTCACGGCGTTCTATCGCGGCGTCGCGCTTATCGCCGGCACCGTCGGCGGCTTGCCCGTCCAGGTCTTCGAGGAGGAGACCGCCCCGGACGGCACAGGGGGACCGGCGCACAAGATCAAGACAGAGGACACCGCCTACCTCTGGCGACGGCCCAACCCCGAGATGACGATGCAGTCCTTCTGGGAGCGCATCGTCGGCGACGAGGTCCGGGGCAACGCCTATATCTTCGTTGAGCAGGGCACCAACGGTCAGCCGGCCTCGATCTGGTATATCGACCGAAACCGGGTCCGCGTCGGGCGCACGAAGAGCGGCGTCAAGGTCTACGAGATCGACAACTACGAGCCCATGATCGACTACAAGCAGGGCGGCGAGATCGTCCACATCCCGAACTGGGGCGGCGCCCTCCTGGGATATGACCCGATCAAGGTCGCTCCGCAAGCAATCGCGCTCGGCCTGTCGGCAGAGGAATACGCCGCGCGGTCCTTCGGCCAGGGCCAGGTCCCGCCCGGCCTGCTCAGCACCGAGATGGCGCTGACCGTCGAGCAGGCTGATGCGCTCGCGGACTTGTGGGAGCGCAAGCACGGCGGCGTCCGGAAGGTCGGCAAGATCGCCGTGCTCGGCAACGGGGCGAAGTTTCAATCGGTCTCGACGGACATGGCGGCCATGCAGAACATCGAGAGCCGCAAATTCTCGATCGGGGACATGGCGCGACTGCTGGGTCTCTATCCCTGGCAACTTGGCGATATGGACCACGCCAGTCAGGGCGGCGGCAACGGCCTTGAGGAACAGAACCGGAACCTGACCACCTACAACTTCCAGGGCCACATCAACCGCGTCCAGCAGGCTGTCTCCGATGACCTCCTGGTCCGGGAGCTGACCAATCGCTACATGCGCATGAACACGGCCGGGCTCCTGCGGGGGAACACCCTGCAGCGCTATCAGGCGTACCGGATCGCCGACTTCATGACGATCAACGAGAAGCGGGCGCTGGAGGAGATGGAGCCCGTCGAGGGCGGCGACGTCGTCCTGGCGATGACGAACATGGTCCCGCTCGACAAGCTCGAAGAGATGGCGATGGGCGCTGGAGGTGGTCAGCAAGCGTGACGCTGGAGTTCACGATCATGCTGCGCTGCCCGAATAAGCGCTGTGGCGGGCGGTTCCTGCTGGAGGCGGACGGCTTGATTGCGCGCGTTGTCTGTCCGTCCTGCGGCGGCGAGCTCATCTTCCGTTGCCGCGAGGCGCGGGGAGAAGCCTTGACAATCCCTGCGGCGGCGAGTAGGTTAGTTCCCAAGGCAACATAACCAATCGGCCTATGCTCAATCGGCCTCCGGAGCGCGGAGGCTTTCTCTTTGCCCATCGACAGCGACTTCGCTCACCGGCTGGTAATGACGCAGCCGTGGGCCATTGAAGAGCGGGCGCTCGAAGCCCTGATCGAGATGGCCCGC